ACAATCCCGATGGCAGTTGCGGCCCATAATCAGCGAGCCCACGATTTGCCTCGAGCACGACCTCGACAAGTTTGTTGTCTTGGCTTCCATAGTAACGCCACACGACCTCGTCGAGCACGTCGTTTTCGCGGGTTTCGTATGTTGCGGCCATCTTATGAGAAAAGTTGAGGAATTTTCTTGATCGCACTTACTGCTGATTTCAAAGCCGTGATCGAATCAGCGTAACGCTTAAGCCCGACACTGAAAGTCATGCGGCGTGGCGATCCGTCTGAAAAATGAATGTCTTCGGTGTGCTCGACAGACTCGAGAACCCAAAGACCGAGAAAAAAACCTGTGCCACTGACGAGCGGTAAAGGCAAACCGAGGTCACCGAGCAATCGCAAGATTTCCACGGTTAAACGTCCGCCAGTAAAGCCCGGAATCATCATGCCCTTCAGACTGATTTTGTCCGCGGTTCGGCCAGTGAACTGCATTGCCGGAGTGCTGCCAATCAACTCCGGCTCCGGCCAGTTCCAGCCGGATTGACGCATCAGTTCCTGATAAGGCGTTGTGGATATCTCGAAAGAGTAGCCACCGAGGTTCATCATGATTCCGGTCATTGTGGTATAAGCGTTCCGGTTGTGTCGTAGAGGTTCATCGATTTGAGGCCTGAGATTAACGAGTTTTTGATAGCTTCAGCGTTTCCCGATGGAGCGGTAATATTGACGTTAAAATCTTGCTTGACGTTGTTAGTTGCGCCTGCGGCTGGCATATTTTCGGCTGGCATAATTTGCCTCATTAAATCTCTGCTTGATTCGGCCGATCCTTTAAACGGCACCATTGCATCGTTTGGCGATTTCCCAGCTTGTGGAGTGCCGTCAATATTATACTTGTCGAGGCCAAAAAACTTACCGACTTTTGAGTTTCCAAACCACTCGCCAATTTCGCGGAGTGAGTTAAGTAACGGGTCAATTGCCGAGTTGATCAGATCAAGGATTTCATCCTTGAATTTGTAGATGACAGCTCCAACGGCAATGACTCCGGCAGCAATTAAACCCCACGGCCCAACGGCGGCATATGATGCGACTGCAAGTGATTTCATCGTCGTGCCTAACAACGTGAGTCGAGCAATAGTGGCAGGCCCAGCAAACACGCCAATTTGAACAACTACATTGCCGATTGCAAGCGCGAGAGATCCGAGACCAACAATAGCGGGTGCGAAGTTAAGAGCGACAAGCGCAATGGCTAGGTTATCCCATCCGCCAGTAACATCAGCCAAATACGTCGCGGTATTTGTCAGAGCAGTCACCACCTTGCCGATGTTATCGATCAACGGTGGCAGGTCATTCTTTACGAAATTGCCAATCGCCGGGGCGAGGTTTTCCATAAAGCTCTTTCCGGCTGTCTGGATCCATGCGGTGAATTTCGGCCCGTGCTCGTTGATGATTTTTCCAAGTTGCCCGATCATGTCCGTAAACACTGGAAGCAACGGTGCAAGCGCCTGATTTTTAAAGCCCGTCAGTCGAAGCTTGAATTGATTAAACGATGCGTCGGCTTTGTTGACAGCGTCGTTCGTGTCGTCGCTTAAAATGTAGCCAGTCGCCTTCGCTTGGTCATAGATGTCTTTGAGTCCGGCGGCTCCAGCGTTTAGCACTGGTAACAATTTGTATCCGCTCTTGCCAAAGATTTCATTCGCAAGCGTGGTCTTGTTGACGCCTTCCGGCAAGCGCGCAAACGCTTCGGTGATATGCGTCATTTGCTGTTCTGGACTCATCCGCTTCAGCTTTGAATAACTCAAGCCAAGCGCACCGAATGCTTCTTTTGTATCATCGCTTCCGTCGGCGATCTTGCTTTGCAGTTTCGACAGTATCGAGCCGAGTTTCTCCGATTCGATCCCGACCGTGCCTGCTGCAAACTGCCACGTTTGAAGCGCCTTCGTTGACATGTTTAACCCTTCAGCTTGATCAGCGAGAGCGTCGCCTTGATCAATGAATTCGGCTGTCAGATAACCAACACCAGCAACGGCACCACCAACGACACCTGCAGCAACACCGAGTCGTGTGAATGCGCTGCCGAGCTTGTCCTTTAGTCCGCCGAATGCTTCGCCGACTGCTTTTGCGTCAGTTCGCAGTCGTGAAAAAACACTGCCAATACGCTGCACGCGATTAAGCCGTTGCTCAACGTCACCGATGCTTCGTGCAAGGCGATCTTGCTCTTGTGCGAGTTGAGACGTGTCAACGCCTGCTTCGGTCAATGATGCCGAGAGCTTTTCGACCTGCGCTGCATATCGAGCCGTTGCGGCTGAGTTGCCCTTGGCTTTTGCTTCGGTAAGTTTGCCTTGTGCGGCTTGGAGCTTTAAGATTTCGCCAGATTTCTTTTTTAGCTTTGCCAGTGATCCGCCAAGCGTGTCGATTTGCTTGCCGACGCGACCAAATACTGCGCCAACAGTTGACGCCATAGTTGCGCCGATTTGGACGGTTGCGGAAATATTACGAGCCATGGCGTTTTGATGGGATAGAAGTTACCCATTCAACGAACTCGTCGGTGGGCATTGAGTCAATTTCGGAAAGCGACCAGCCCGTATAATTTGCCAGCGCGAGAGTCGCCCTTATGGCGTCGTCTCGCTCAAGCCAAAAAAACTCGCTAACGCTTTCTGAACCTTCACGAAGTCCGCCATATCAAGAGATTCGACGGCCTCAGTCGTGATCTGTGCAAGGTTGGCAATCAGATTGATTTCTTGATTTGCATCATCTTTGCCTCCAGTGATGCGAGCCACGCGCATGTCTTTAACAGTAGGGCGGCGAAGAGTGATCTCATTGATTTTTGCACCGTCGAGCGTGATCGGAAATGAAAGTTTGATCTTTGTCATGGTGTCAGAGATTACAGACCGATTGCAGAGCGTTGAGCGGCGAGACGATCAGTTCCATTGACGATGCGCTTCATGTTGAGCACGTCGATGTCATGGATGCGAACGCCGTCGATGTCGTAGGCGAATTCGCGCACGTCCATGGTCAGAGTGACTCCGGCCTTTGCGCCCGGTGTGACTGTGTCCCATTCGATCCCGCGAATCGTTCCGCGTTGCGTAAATACTTCAGCCTTCACCGTGCCGTCGAGGTCTTCGAGAGCACCGCGAACGATCAAAGCAAACGTCTGTCCAGCACCGACGCCCCAAAGCCGGAGAGCTTCCGCAGCGATCTTGGAAAGTTTGAAAGTCGCTTCAAGTTTTTCCATTCCCATGTCGAGCGCTACAGACGAATCCATGCCGCCTGCGCGGAAGTCTTCGACCTGCACGTTCAGAGCGGGTGGCGTGTATTCATCAACGTTTCCGGCGAACCCGAAACCATCGAGAAACAAGTTGAAATTTTTGCGGATTTGAGCTGCGGCTGGCATGATCGTTTTTTATTTGAGTGTTGCTGGTTAGCCGAGGATTTCGGTGATGTAATCGTTCACTAGGATCGAGCGGAACGTGATGTGTTCGGCAGGATAAGGCGGCGTAAATTCAAAATTGAAATAGACCTTGCCTTGCGAGATGTTTGCCGGGCTATTGAGATCAGGATCCGGCCAGCATTTACCACCGAGCACTGCGCCCAGATTGGTGAGCGTTTTCAAGTAGGCGTTTACGCTTTCGGTGACGTCTTCCAAATAGGTGCGGCTGATGTTGCGATCAACGGCCCAAAGGTGAGCGCGGAGAATGCTGTCATTGATCAGGTCAGCAGTGCGGCGGACTGAAATGAAAGCGAATTTGGGATCCGCGCTCGTGGAACGATTGCCCCAAATGCGGTTTCCGTTTTGCTTGATCACGGTCGTGACGTTTGCTTCGTTGAGCAGATTGGCCGGGCTTGTTGGATCACCGAGGCGGAAGCCGATTGGGCGAGACGTGCCAGTAAAGCCAAGAATCTCGACATTTGAAGGCGACCACCAGAAGCCGCGATCATAATCGCTCTTCGCTGTCACTCCAGCCCAAGCCGCGGAAGGCGGATGATCAATGCCGCCCTTGACGATCCATGGATCAATCACGGCAAGGCGATCTGAACCGAACTGCGTGGCGTAGTTGATTGCAGCGGCGTCGGTGTCATTTGGGCCATCAGCGAACACGAATGCGCGCAGTTTATTGGCAACACTCACAAGAGCATCGGCGACCTCTTTCTGCGCGGAAAATTCCGGAGCAATCAGAATGCGTGGCACAAGTCCGAGAGTTGATTCCGAATCGAGAAGTGCCTCGATGGCTTGGATTGCGTAGGCTTGCGATTCTTCAGCGTCTTCGCCAACTTGAGCGCGAACGCACACGATAACGGCTCCGACTTGATCGAGGATGTCATCGAGTGCGGCTGGCAATGTTCCAGTCAATCCAGCACGAGCAGCTTCAGTGCGGCTCGCTGCGACGAGATAAGGCGTGTTGTATGGGAAGGAACTATTAAGACCACCAGAAAGGCGAGTCGTTGCCGTTGGCTTGACCACTCCAGCGCCTCCGTTTGACGCATACACATAAAAATTAACGGCAGGCGTTGAATTGATAATTGCAAGCACTTGTGCGGACGTGCTTGTGATTTCGCCAGTGTTGCTCGTTGCGAGATTTACCGTGATCGCCTTGTCAACAATTTCGACAGAGAGTGTCGCAGAGTTGGTTCCGGGATTTTTCAGGCGAATCGAAATTTCGTTTCCTTCAATGCCGTCGCTGTCAGCGGTGACAGTCAAAGCCGATGTCCCGGTGCCGAGAGTCACGCTTGCAGGCGCATCAGATTCAGCGTCGGGTGCGGTTCCCACGAGTCCAATGACTGCGGAATTGACGGTGCGAATGGGGCGTGGTCCATCGGTGATTTCGACAACTTGGACGCCGTGAAGGAATTGTTCGGGCATAATGCGATTTTAGTCTGAGGGTTTGAACTGTCTTGTGCGATTGGTTGCGTTAAATTTTGATCAGCCAATTAAGAGCCATTGATGGCTGCATGTTGTTGTGAGCCGTGCCGCCACCTGTGCCGCCAATTTGCTGGCCGTCGGTGGTGGTTGGTGTGCCCGTGAAAGCGACGTGATTATTTGGTGACGTGTTGCCTGTTAGCAATCCGCCAGACGTGTGAGCGCCGCCAGTTGCATGAATGAACGGATGACCATGCAGCGGCATTTGTGACTCGGTGAGCGTGTGCGTTTCGGCGCCCAGTTTTTCACCGTGCGTGCGTGCTGTTAAGCCTGAGCCTGCGCCAGTGCCGATGATT